CAGAATAGTACATAAATTTCCCGGCTAACCTAACATTAAATAAGAGCACAATACAAATCTTCCCGGCAAGCCGGGACATATAACTCTTGTACTAATTATAAAATCTCAGTTTGCCGGACGTGGCAGGCTCAAGTCCTGCCCCGTGAGAGAGGGCTCCCTCTCTCTCGTCCTAGGTTGACCCAATTAGGTGGCTGGGTCCCAAAGGCCACGCATTAACGCTATGGTAGGCAACGATTTTACCCGAAGGTATGATGCCTTTTCGACATTGTCGAGCGCAACCGTATTGCTTAGCGAGCGGCTGCTCTCGAAAGTTAAGCAATACACGATCACCTCATGCTATTGTTGAGCGATCTGTGACTTGGTGTCTCAAAAAGTTTTCCATCCACAGATCCTCAACAGCAAGGGTCCTCGTCCATGAAGGGGGTACCAAATCCCCTAAATGGCCCGTCTTTTATAGCGACATCCGGATCAGGTCAAGTGCCAGCACTCCTAAATTGCTGGGCCTGGGTCGGATGGAAATGACGGACTGTAATACAGTGGCGGCATTCCATTGAAGAAGAAGAGGTTGAAATCCTCTCCTGCGGAACAGTAGACCCTTAGGAGTGACAAATCTGCGTCGTCATTCGTTCCTGGCAGAATCGCAGACCATTGATAAGAGGGCTCCTCCACAGAGACATCAAAGCCATAATCCTTAAGAACAGGATAAAATCGCTTATTTGAGTAGAAAGGAACCTCAATTGATTGGATCGGGTTAACCCCAGTGTTGCCTAGATAGGCACCTCTGAGGGCTTCACCCGTTCCTCTATCAAGCATGGTCGTGACAACGTTGGTCAGGGGCAGCATAGTCGAGGGGTTGGTCAATACAAAAGTATTAGTCCTTGAAGTTACATCCTCTCTGGAGTAAGTAGCAGTCACAGAGTTGAATACATCTTCACCACCCGACACATTCAGCATGCTGGTATCATAGGTCCATCGCACGGATCCTCGCCAACCGGCGAACATCATCGCGACATAGTTAACCCATGTCATTGCACACGGAATGTACTGCGAGTTGTTTCCATATATAAGGACCATACTATTGGCATACGCACCACGAGGGTACGCACCACCAAATTCTGGGAAAGCTCTTCGAGCTATCCTTGCATATGTGGAGGCTGAATTATCGTCAATATGAATTACCTCATGTAGTGAATCTCTCTTCATCATCTGTCGGAAAGATCCAATTACCTCACCAAAAAATAACTTGGTGGTCTCTGGTGTTTCAATTAACGTATCAGCCATCGTGTCGATAGTGGGCGGATCAGCAACCGGCGTGTCGCAGCAATCGGCGTCATCTTCCATTCCGTCAGCCATTTCTGGCACAGTTTTGAAAACTGGGACGGATTGAGTGGGGTCTCTGAGTTTGTATTCTCCGATGGTGTCAGAGGGCTGGGCGACTTCAAAGTCTTCCAGCATGGATACAAACACGTTGACTTGGACGTCAGATACTACTGTACCCGGTACAGTCAGCTGATTCATGACGTGGAAACTCAATACTCCATTAGTGGCACCCTCAATATGGTCAAGAGCAATGGTATCGCTAGTTGAGGTGCCTGTTTGAGAAGGGAGCAAGTGTCTCCTGTAAGGTTCGTCTTGTGCCCACCCGATATCTATAGTGAAATCTTTCTCACTCGAGATATCGTGAACAGTGGTATAGTGAGTGTTGTACTCAGGATTGACCACTCCAGCATAGGGATCATACACCAACCGTATGCGACCCTTATGATAAGAAGAAGAAACAATTTGAAACCTAAATCTCATCGTTCCTCTCCAATACCTAAATGGGTATACAGCGGCAGCGCATGCTGTAAAGTGGTGCTCATTACCCTGAGCGCGTCGGAGAAATGGATCTACACGGATCTGGTAGAGACACTTCTCAGGAGTATCATTTATTGACCAATTAAAGGTTTCAAGATATGACTCCCTACCTGCAATTGATGCAATTGGCAGTTCGTCATCATCCTGATACCAGTAGTGGTTGGATCAATAGTGACTTCCTGTTTACTATCAACACTCAGCTTATTGGCGGGGTATTTCGTATCAACCACTGCTAGCGAAGGGCGCGGAGCCGGAACCATCATATTGTAATTGAGTTCCACTGGCGCGGAGTAACCGAAAATCTTAGCAATTGCTGAAACAGCTCCTGCTCCAATTTCAGTCGCTCGCGCAAATGGACCAATCCAAGGTATGTTGGTAAGTGCTCTCGCATATCTTGCCACAGTGCTAGCAGGTCGAGAAATGACAGCCTGCTCATGCTCATCAGCCATCTCAGGGACGGTTTTCAGAGTATTTGCAGGGGTGTATGCAGTTGGAATTGCATACGAGACATTCTCAGCCCAGGCTAATACAGAAATGGTTATCGGATC